ACTATGAATAGCCTGACATCTCTCCACATTAAGATACTAGAGGAATCTGGTGTCTTGTGCGGCGTCGATACCAAGCGCGATGTGGAAACACTTCGCGCTCGAGTTGATCACGAGGGTTTATCGTTTCTGACGATAACCTTACCTTCCTTTTCCAAAGACCTCCAAAGGGCCTTAGATCAGGGTCAGGTAGATCTCTCACTCTTTCCAAACTTCTCTAAGAAGAGAAAGAGTGTGATCCCCGAATTTCTTCAGGGATTCATGGATCTCGTGTTCGATCCGTCGACCGGTACGATACGTCACGATTGGCTGGCAGATGAAAGCAAATCATCTGCCACTATCGATGCCATTCGCTGCTTATTCCAGATAACTGGGTTTGCAGCTAAGGTATTGCTACCGTGCACTGAGAAGCGCACAAAGGCAGCTTTCGATAGATACGTGACGAACGAAGCACATGTCCGTGAGTTCGACAAACTCCGGGATCCTTCACTTATGAAGGAATTCGGGATTGCCGCCTCGTGGCTCTTTGACGATGTGTTCCTGCGAGTGTCTTCTGACATTCGTGTAGGGAACCTTCGTCCAAGCCATGGACCTGGATCCACTAATGACAAACTTTACGGGAACGCAAAGTGGTCAAATGGATCTTGGCCAGATCAGTTGGAGGCCGAATTCTCCTTTGGGGAGTACGGTTGCGTCAACTGGAGGGACTATTTAGAACGGTCCCAATCTGGCAGTGCTGTGCCCGGTACACCTAATCCCGTAAAGGTGATTGGTGTGCCTAAAACGCTGAAAACCCCGCGAATTATTGCGGTTGAACAGACTGCTGTGATGTTTATGCAGCAGGCTCTTCGCCACAGTATTGAGAGTGGGATCAAGCGTAGTAAATACGCTTGGTCCTATATCAGCTACGAAAGCCAAATCCCTAACCAGGAAATGGCTCGACTAGGTTCGCTTCGTGGCGAACTTGCAACACTCGATTTGAGTGATGCATCTGATATGGTTTCCAATCAGCTCGTACGCGAGATGATGAGCGGACATCCCTACCTCTTAGAGGCAGTGGATGCGACTCGCACTCGTAGAGCAGATGTGCCTGGCCACGGCATCGTCCGTTTGGCCAAGTTCGCGTCTATGGGTTCAGCTCTTTGCTTTCCAATGGAAGCGATGGTCTTCGCGACTATCATTTTCATTGCTTTGCATCGAGCACAACCGACGGTCCCCTGGAAACAGCTCAAGGAGCTGTATCTAGGTAGGGTGCGAGTCTATGGGGATGATATTATCGTCCCTGTAGAACACGCCCAAGTTGTCTCCGATTTACTAGAGGCTTTTGGCCTCAAGGTAAATCGCGCTAAGTCTTTCTGGACTGGTTTGTTCAGAGAGTCTTGCGGTAAGGAGTATTACTCCGGAACTGACATAACTATTGCCAAGATCCGCGGTATGCTTCCTTCGAGACAAATGACTCGAGACAGTAGAATCGTAGCCGTTGTACAGACTGTAGCCCTCAGGAACAACTTGTTCCATAAGGGTTACTACGCTGTTTGCGACTACCTTGATGAGATCCTAATGGAACACCTTAATGGTGTTTTTCCATATGTGGGTCCTGATTCTCCTGCGCTTGGCCGCCACACCCACGGTCCACTTAATGTGGAGCGTTGGGATGAGAATCTGCATAGACCTTTGGTTAAGGCCTATTCAGTTTCTGTGATTACTCCCGAAAACGAGATTGATCACTGGCCCGCCTTGC